GCCCGAAGGCGTGCAGGTGCGCCGGACCCCCGGCGTGCAGGCGATTGCCCGTGGCGCGTTCTTCGTCACAGGCATGACGGCGAAGCAGGCTACGGAAGTCAAGTCCCTGCTGGCAAAGGTGATACGTGGCGATGTCACCCGGTCGGTGGCCGGAAAACGGCTTGAACGGCTAGGCGTAGGAGACTTCGTGGAGCAGGCGACGCTCACCACGGGGACCGACCTGACGGCGGCACGGCTGGAAACGGTCTACCGGACCAATCTGAACCGGGCATCCTCGCAGGGGCAGTTGGACATCGTGCGGGACGAGAAGGTGCAGGCGTTCGTCCCGGTCATGCAGTTCAGCGCGACGAAGGACAACCGGACCCGCGAGACGCACCGGGCGATGGACGGCTACGTGGCGACCGTTGAGCAAATTGACGCGCAGGGGATCAACACCCCCGGCGGCTTCAACTGCCGCTGCGGATGGAAGCCCATCCCGGTTGCCGTGGCGATGGCGCAGGGCTGGGTGGACGATGACGGCCAACCCGACTACGCGGCCATCAAGCGGCACAACGGGCGACGGCAGGCATTGATCGACACGGGCAAGTTCCCCGACGCGGGTTTCGTGTCGGGTTGACACATGGGATTGTGTACGCATTGCAGGACGCTACGATGGATAGCGTTCCGGAAACGAAAGGCATCGACATGGCAGACGCAAGCATCATCACCTATCAGCGACCGTACACCAACGTGAGCGTGGCAAGCGTGGGTTCGTCCTACGCGAGCATCGCCACCCTGTCGGCCACCAAGCCTTCAAGCGGCGTGGTGCATGACCAGCAGTTGAACGGAAGTTCGCCTTCGCTGCTTCGGATCATGCCCTATGCGAGCAGCACCAGCATCGGTTCCGCGACGGGCGTGCGCGTGGTCGGATACACGGGCGAAGTCAACAGCGCGGACGGCCTGACGTACTGGCTTCCGACCGTGCTGGCGGATTTCAACCTGACGTTCAGCAGCGGCTCGGTCCCGACGTACAGCCTTGATAGCGCAACGCAGCGACCGTTCGCGGTGATTGCGCAGGTTGGAGGTACCCCGGCGGCAAACCTGTATAGCCCCGGCACGGCAGCAGGCGGCAACGTGGAACCCGCGTCGGCAATGGTGGACATTGCTGGGCACCAGTTGGTGCAAGTGCAGTTCAAGGCCGCAAGCGGCACGCCGACGATGGGCGTGTTCGTGACCACGCTCTAATGCGCCGCAGCACCCGCTACAACCGTCCCGGCCTGTCGGGTTCATCCCGATCCGCGATGCTGTTGGGTGCGGACGGCGAGGCATCCACGCTCACGCTGGATTTCACTACGGGATCGCTTGATCCGCGCCTGACGTTCTCGCGCACAACCAACGCGACGTTCATCAACAGCAGCGGGTTTGTGCAGTACGCATTTTCTAACCGCATCCCCAATTCAGCATCATTGAGCAATTTTACAAAGACTGGCGTGACGGCTACGGCGGACCCAACAGAACCGGGTCCCGTTATTGCGCCAGCGGGAACACAGGCAACAAAAATCACGGTAAACGTCGGAGCAACAACAGTAAGCGTGCCTCTCAATTTTGGAGCAGGTGCGGGAACCGCTACGGGGATGACCTATTCCCTATATCTCAAGCCCGACCGTCTAAACAACGGATCGGGTTTCCGGTATGCCATTCGCAACGAAACGACCAGCCTGAATACATATGGCGTAGATGTCATATGGGCAAACAATCCTGTAACTGTCACAGAAGTCATCGGTGCCGCCGACGGCAATAATCAACTCATTGGGCCAGACGCGAACGGTTGGTATCGGTTGATTCTTACCGTCACCAATACGTCTTTGATTCGCCCCGGCGACAACATGACGGTCTACGCCGGATATAGCGGACAGGGATCGGGCTTCTTTGATACGTTGGGCGCGTATTGGGTATGGGGAGCGCAACTTGAACCCGGATTGACCGCGTCTCCTGTGTTCCTGACGGGCGCAACATCCACGGGGTATTTCGATACTCCCCGCTTCGACCACGACCCGACCACGAATGCGTTGCGAGGACTGCTTCTTGAAGCAACAGCAACGAACCTGCTGAATTGGAGTTCGGCATTCGCAACGAGCGGAGGCACGAACAACAACTGGGCCGATACGAGCATCACGCGCACGACCGGACAGGCCGATCCCGCCAACGGAACGACGGCCATTCGGTTCACGGCATCCGCAGGAAATGCGACCGTTATCAGCAGCGCGGCAATCGGGACATCAGCGCAGCGCACGTTCAGTATTTGGTTACGGCGAGTTACGGGGTCCGGCAACATTCAATTCACGACGGACAACGGCTCAACATGGACAACGCAGGCGATTACGGCTTCATGGGTTCGTTATGTGTTTCCCGCAACCACGGCAGCGCAGCGCGTTGGCATTCGTATTGTGACCAGCGGTGACGCGATTGAAATGTGGGGCGCGCAACTAGAAATTGGATCGACGGCAAGTTCCCATCTTCCGACGGGGCCAAGTCAAATCACAAGATCGGCGGAGTTCTGTGTGATGACTGGGACCAACTTTTCGTCATGGTATACGGGCGGGACGCAAGGGACGTTCTACGCAGACTGGTTCGGCGGGGTGCGCGAAGGCGCAAGTGGAAGCACCAACCGCACCGTGCTGTCCACGGATGACGTTGCAAACAAGCACCTGCACTTCGTGCAAACCGCCGCCGCTGGCAACCTGCGCGTGGCCGACTTCGGAGGCGCAAACAACGTCACGACGGCCAACACGCTCACAAGCGGCGCAAGGACAAAGGGTGCATTCGGGTACAACGGCAGCAGCGCGAGCGTCTGCCTAAACGGTGGCACCGTAGCCACAGGTTCGTCGCTGGCGTTCTCGGTGGCCCCGACTTGGCTGGTCATTGGCGCGACCAGCACCAACGGCACAAGCCTGACCGACGCGAACGTTGTCCTGAACAACTCCATCCGGCAGATCAAGTACTGGCCGACACGCCTCGCTGACGGCACGTTGCAGGGACTCACCACATGACTGATTTCATGCTCCGAACTGATACGGAAGCGCAAATGGAAGATGCGCTGGAAGCCGCCGGAATCCTCATTGAGCAAGAGGTAGCCATTGGGGAACTTGCGCTTGTTCCTGTTGCAAATTGCGCGGTGGATTACATCGGCCCCATCCCGCCCGCGCTAGACGAGGACGGCAAAGTGACCCGCCCCGGCGACCCGCGCTTTCACGCCAACCTGCGGGTGGCGTTTGAGATGACGGAGGAACAGGAAGCGTGGCTCCCGACGTTCACGCCTGAACCAAGCATTCCCTATCGCGTATTTGCCTAACCCATTGACTTGCGATAACTCCTACGAGATACTGCGCTAATGAATACCCCTTCGCACCGCGTAACGGACAACGGTAAGACCGTGACCATTCACGGGCTGGAAGTGTTTTGCGCCTACGATCCTGCGCTGGACGGAGAGTCGGACCCCGAACTGACGAAGTTCGATAACGAGCGCGTGCAGGACATCGTGGAAAGCACCCGGCGGTACATGGAGCGCGGGTCGCTTCCCCGGCTGGTGGTCATGCACGAAAAGGACGGGAACGAACCCAAGTCCAGCGTGGGCCGCTTCACGAACATCGGGTACGAGGAGCGCGACGGGGTGGGCTTCATCGTGGGCGACTGCGAGGTGGAGAAGCCCGTATTCGACAAGTTGCTGGCGACCAATGCTTTCCCGCGCCGTAGCGCGGAGATTTGGTCGGAGCAGAATCACCTGTCGGAAGTGGCGTTGCTCGGGCGTGAAACCCCGCGCCGTCCGCTTCCCGACACGCACTTCACCCGCAAGGGTGAACTGGTCCGGTTCGCACGTTCGCTGCGCTTCGACATGGGGACGGTCGGAGGCGGGCTATCCACTTACGTTCCCGGTACGAAGGACATCAACATGGCTGACGATGACATCCGGAAGGAAGTCGCCGCGATGAAGTGCGACATGGACGAAATGAAGTCCATGATGAAGAAGCACTTTGGCGAAGGCAAGGAGGAGAAGGAGGAGATGGCGGCGGAAGATATGCTCACGGAGCAGTTCGCGGAGGAATCCGGCGAAGGCGACGGCGTGCATATCGACATCGACTCCCACGGTGGCGAGGAGGAGGAGGAGGAGGAGATGGGTATGTATGCCCGTCCCGGTGCCGCCGACACCTTTGCGCTGCGCCGTGAAAACGCCAAGATGAAGCGCGAACTGGACTCGCTCAAGGCGGAAATCCGCCGTGAGAAGTTTGGCCGCGAACTGGACATCATGGAGAGCGAGGGTTACCGAATCCCCGCCGCCCAGCGTCCCCGGCTGATTGCCGAACTTCAGGCGAGCAATGATCCGGCGGGAACGCTGGAGGGTTGGCGGGAACTGTTCACCCGCGATCCCATGAACGTGCGTATCGACATGAGCCGCGCCGCCCTGCCCAGCAGCACGGACATCAACAAGAACGAAATCTCCAGCATGGTCCGCGAGTTCGCTGGCCGTCCTGAAGAGTTCGCCAAGGCAATCAACAGCCGCATCAAGCGGTAAACAGGAAAGGAACTACCAATGTCTGACATGGGATTCACCCCGAACTTCATCGCAAGCGGCGATATCAACCCGTTCCGCTTCGTGGAGATCAACACTTCTACGGCGTTCACGGGCCAGCAGGCCAATGCTGCTTCGGACAACGTGCTTGGTGTTACGGATGGCAGCGTCAAGCGTTTTGATTTGACCGTCCACGCTGCTGCTGGCGACCCGATCACCCTCCAGCCGTCGAACACGGTGCAGGTTGAAGCGGGTGCGGCAATCAGCACCATCGGCTCGCTCCTGACTTCGGATTCGGTCGGTCGGGCGGTTACTGGTGCGTCTACGAACGTGTGCTACTACATGGCACTTGAAACCGCTAGCGGCCCGGGTGAGATCATCCGTGCATTCCGCTTCGGCACTCGCGTTGTCTAAAGCCATTACCTACAAGGAGGACTAAACAATGGCATTCTCTGTTGTCGGTGGTGGACTTTCGACGTACATCCCGTCCACCAATGATCTTGCGACGGGTGCGCTTCAGGTGGAGTTCACCCGAAGCGTCAATTCGTTCGCTCTCACCCGGTACGCGCAGTTGGTTCCCGTCACGAAGATGACGGGCTACTATCTGCGGCAGGACGTTCCGGACAACGTGCGACTGACGAGCGACCGCGAGTTTGCTTGGCCGCTGGGCAATGACCGCCCCACGGGTAAGCAGAACTCGTTTGACTTCGTTCAGTACGCCACGCAGCGTTTTGCGTTCCCCTTCTACATCCCGCAGGAGACTGCGACGCAGGCCGCGTGGGATGTCGTTGCGCAGCACGCTCGCAGCAAGGCGCAGTTGGCGATGACCGCCCGTACGAACCGTGCGGCGGCTATCCTGACCGATACGGGCAACTGGGGCAGCAACTTCGTTGCGAACCCCACGGCTTCCCCGATTTCGGCTGCGTCGCATTGGAACGGAAGCACGATTGCGAACGCATCCATTCAGACTTCCATTCAGGCGGTCATGCGGCAGGTGAGCCTGTCGAGCGGCGGCGCGATTGCTCCGAATCAACTCATCATGGTCATTTCTCCGACCGTGGCGAATGTGATTTCGCAGTCTCCGGAAGTTCGTGAATACGTCCGCAACTACCCCGCCGCCCTTTCGTTCCTTCAGGGTTCGGATACGTTCTCGCGGTGGGGCATTCCCCCGACCCTGTTCGGGCTGGGCGATGTCGTGGTGGACGATTCGGTGAAGGTGACGAGCAAGAAGGGTGCAACCCTTTCGACTTCGTACATCTACGGCGAGTCGGCCATCTTCGTGTCGCGTCCGGGTGGACTGGTCGGCGTTGAAGGCGCATCGTCCTTCAGCACGTGCCAAATCTTCGCGTACGAGGACATGACCGTGGAGCAGTTCAACGATCCGATGAACCGTCGCATTGAGGGTCGCGTGATCGACAACTCGGTGGCTGCGGTGGTGGCCCCGGTTGGTGGCTATCTGATTCAGGACGTTATCTCCTGATAAGTGAAGCAGCGGACAACGGGTGGGGGGGGCTTCGGCCCCCCCTCCCCGGCTTCTGAAAGGCGGCACG